AAATGGCACCGCTGTGGAACCGCATCGGTGAGAGCTTCGGCGGTGCGCTCAACGGGATGATCACCGGCGCGCAGACCTGGCGCAGTGCCTTGGCCAGCATTTTCCAGCAGGTGGCCGACGCCTTCCTGCAGCAGATCGTGATCCAGCCGTTCCAGCAGTGGATAGCGATGCAGGCGCGGATGCTGGCCCTCAAGTTGGGTTTCATCCAGCAGGAGCAAACCGTCGATGCGGCGGCCAGCGCCGCCAAGGTCGCGCAAAAGACCACGGAAACCACCGCCGTGGTGTCGATGGATGCGGCCAAGGCGGGAGCCGGGGCGGCGGCGTCGCAGGCTTCCATTCCCTATGTCGGGCCAGCGTTGGCAGTGGCTGCGATGGTAGCCATGGTCGCCGCAGTGATGGCGCTCTTGGGCGGCATCAAGAAGTTCGCGGGCGGCGGTCTGGTCTCCGGGCCGGGCAGCGCCACGTCGGACTCGATTCCGGCACGGCTGTCGGCAGGCGAGTACGTGGTGCGGGCGGCCGCCGTGCGCCAGGTCGGTGTGGCCTTCCTCGACTCGCTTAACGGCTTGTCGGCCGGCCCGCGCTTCAAAGGTGGTGAGCTGGCCTTTGCTGCCGGTGGTCTGGTGCCGGAAGTGAAAGTGCCGCCCGCGCAGCCGCAGATGAATCAGGCTGTGCGCATCGTCAACGCGGTCGATCCGGGCGTGACGCACGACCACCTGCAGTCACCTGCCGGAGAGAAAGTCATCGTCAACATCATCGGGCGCAATGCACGGGCCATCCGTGCGGCGCTGCAAGGGTAAATCTCATGGCACTTCTGTTCATCGACGGTTTCGATCATTACGACCCGCAGGCCGTGGACAGCTTTGGCGATCCGTGGCTGGCGCGCGGCAAGGCGGCCTACCTGTCGCCGCAGGCCACCCGCATCAATGGCCGTCGTCCGTCCTCCTATGCCCTGCGTTTGCCGGAAGGTTCGGGCGGTGGCTATGTCAAGAACCTCGACACCACAAAAACCAGCCTGATCGTCGGGGCAGCCATTCGCGTCTTGCCATACCAAAACACCTACACCGAGCCACTACTGCTGGGCGTGCGAGATGCCAACTCGCAGGTCGCACATTTGGTGAAGATCGGCGAGGACGGGCGGCTCAAGCTCTACCGCTGGCAATACGGCTACGACCAACTGATCTCTGTCTCAGTCGCCAGCGCTCCGGCGCGCGGCTGGCACTACATCGAGTTGCAGGTCACGCAAGGCACCAGCAACGGCATTCTGTCAGTGCGCATCAACGGCGTCCTGGCCATCCAGATGACGGCGCAGAACACCATCCAAGGCGGTGGCCAACTGCTTACGGCATTCGTGGGCGCCGTGCCCGGCCAGAACTGTCCACTCACCATTGACGTCGACGACTTCTACATCGCCGACACCAGCGGCACGATCAACAACACCTTCCTCGGGGACGTGCGCGTCGATGCCTTGCAGGCACAGGCCGATGGCAGCCTGAACCAGTGGACGGCCAGTCCGGTCGGCACCGCTGCCTGGGAAGCCGTGAGCGACGAGGACGAGGCTACGGCAATCAGTGCGCCCAGCGTGGGGCTGCGCCAGTCTTTCGATGTCGAGCCACTGCCGGTGATGGCCACGCCCGCCATCTACGGCGTGCAACTGACCATGCTGGCCCGCAAGACCGACGCCGGTCTGGGCAAGGTCAAAGGGCTCGTGGTCAGTGGTGCGCAGAGCGCCGTCAGCCCCGACATCATCCTGCAAGAGCAACTGGCGTGGCAGAGCACGCTGTTCGAGCGCAACCCGAACGGCAACGTACAGTGGACGGAGGCCGCCTTCAATGCCGCTGAGTTCGGCGTGGAGTCGGCCTAAGTTATGTCTGGGGATCGCGTCGTCGTTCAAGACCTTGCGGAGGTTTCCAGCAAGCCGACGCCGGGAAGCGAACTGCCCGCCTTCCAGAGTGAGGTGCTCTCGCGCGCCACCTTTGGGGCGAGCGCAGCCCGCTTCATGCCGGAAACGGCTGTGGCTCCGCTGCCGCCCAATCTGGCGGCCAGCCTGCTGGCGGAATCCTTGGCAGGCCCCTGGCCACCCATCGATGCACCGACCTTCTTGGTCGAAGTGCTGCGCCGGGATACGGCCTCGAGCGCCATCGTCGCCACCGGTATGAATGCCTTTGGCGACCAGCCTTGGCCGGATGCGCAACGCGGCGTGTTTGCCTTCCGCCACGATTGGACGGAGCCCCTCGTCGAGCGGCTGGAGTGGCAGACCAGCGTCACGCGGCTGGCCAGTGGCAATGAATCCCGTCAGGCACGCCGCCGCGTTCCTCGGCGCTGGCTCACCTACAAGGTGGGCAATGCTCGCCAGACCGATGCCCTGGTGGCCGACTGGCTGGCCGATCATCTCGGTCAAATGGCGCTGTGGCCGCTGCCGCAGTACGCGGTTCACCTGACCGAGTCCTGCGAACGTGGCGCACTGGCACTCAATGTGACGGAGGCGGACGGGCGACAGTTCGGGCCACTCTCGGCCAATGTGCATCTGACCTACGACGGGGTGCAGGGCTGGCAGGAAACTGAGAACAATGGCCGCTGGATTTTGATCATCGCCGCCGACGGTTGGCAGATCGCGCAACTTGAGCGTGTGGAAAGCGATCTGCTGTGGCTGGCGGAGCCCTTGGCACGCGCCGCAGCCGTGGGCAGCACCGTCATGCCCTTGGTGTGGGGCAAGGCCATCGACCCGGCCGATCTCACGCAGTGGGTGCCGGGCATGGTCGGCGGCAACATTCCCACGCAGATCCTGCCTGCACCATTGCCTGACCAGGATGTCCTGGATGACCCATGGCTCGACGAGATCCCGATCTGGCCGGATGGCAACTGGCGTGACGATCCGACGGCCGCCGCGCAAGCGACGATCACCAGCCAGGACTTTTCGCCTGCAGATCCGTGGGTGCGCCGGGACGATCCGTGGTCGACGACGACTTTGCAGCGGCGCTATCTGGCCAGCTCACTCGATGAAATCGAAATCTGGCGGGCGCGGTTGTGGCGCACCCAAGGGCGTCTGGAAGCGTTCTGGCTGCCCGATGGCTTGGCCCCGATCCTGTGGGTGAACGTCGAAGCCGATCCCGAAGATGGCTTCCTGCGCGTGGATGGCAAAGGCATCTCCGCGTGGTGGCATCGCCCCGCCGCCTGCTTGATCGTGCATCCAGACGGCTATCAGCAGTACGCACTGACGGCGACCTGCCATCTGGATCATAGCGGTGTGTTAGTGCTGCGCTCGGGCCTCGACGACTGGGTGCCCGAAGGCAGCCGCGTCATTCGGCTCGTGCGCTGCCGCCTCGACCACGACGCCATCGATCTGTACTGGCACAGCCCGACGCTGCTGGAGATCACCCTGACCGCGCGCCAGTTGCCCGAACCACGCGGCAATGACCGTCAAACCTACGAGGGAGAGTAAGCACGATGAGCCAGAACCCTTTGCTGGAGGTCGAGCTGTATGTCTTTGCCAGCAACAGCGCGCAGTTCTATCTGACGCCGCACGAATTCGACGTCGATCTGGACGGCAATCTGTACGCAAGCCTGCCCATCGAACGCAACGAACTGGCGTTGGGTGCCGAAGCTGCGAAGGCTGGGCTGGATCTGAAACTGCCGCCGAACTGTGATTTGGTACGCCATCTGCTCGCCAACTCGCTGACCGGCGACACCACCTCGATCACCCTGCGTATCGGACGACGAGACACGTGGGGCGACTACTGGTGGATCTCAGGTACGCGCTGGATGGGCCGGGTGCTGGGTGTCGAAGTCGCTGACGATGTGGCTCGCATTCGCTGCGAGTCGGCGCAAGTCAGCCTCAAGCGCATCGGGTTGCGGCGGCTCTACAGCCGCAAGTGTTCCCACGTGCTGTATTCGGCTGCCTGCGGCGCCTCGCCCATTTCCGCCAGCGCCTTCGTGAGCAACAGCAATGGCCGCAATGTCGATCTCGATGGTGGCACGCCCGGTAGCGTCAACGGTGGCTTGGCCGGTGGCTGGCTGCAAACCCCGGAAGGTGCGCGCCACATGATCGTCAATGACTACGGTGGCGGCGTGGAGTTGCTCTATCCCGTCGCCATAGACGTCGGTACCGAAGTGCTGCTGACGGTCGGATGCGACCACAGCACGGCCACGTGCGAGTCGCGCTTCGGCAACCTCGACAACTACGGCGGCTTTCCCGCCATCCCAAGCAAGAACCCGTTTTCGACCGGCGTGTTCTGAATCCCTGGAGAAATCGCCATGTGGTACCTCGTCGTCATCGTGGTGGCGGCGCTGGTTTCGGTCGCGCTCGCCCCGAAACCGCCCGAACCCAAACCGGCGTCCCTGTCCGACGTCGATGCCCCAACCGCAGAAGAAGGCCGACCGATTCCCGTCGTGTTCGGCACCGTGCTGCTGCGCGGCTCCAACGTCGTCTGGTACGGCGATCTGGAAGCCGATCCGATCAAGAAGAAAGGTGGCAAGAAATGACCACGCAGACCGTCATCACCATCGATCACGTGCGCGCCGTCGGCCTGTGCGTGAACGGCACGCGCACATGGTTTGCGCGTCACGATCTGGACTTCCGCGCCTTCCTGCGCGATGGCTGTGACGCCGAAATCTTGCTTTCCACCGGCGATGCAATGGCGCAGCGGGTGGTCGAGCACGCCCGCAATCAGTCCAGCCAGCGGGAGCACGGCTGATGGGTGGCAGAAGCAAATCGCAAACCGTCGGTTACCGCTACCGGATGGGGCTGCATCTGGCCCTGTGCCAGGGTCCCGTCGATGCCGTGCAGGAAATCCAGATGGGTGACCGCACCGCGTGGGGCGATGCCGACCGCGCGCCGCTACCGAACGGGCATGGGCTGACCAGTCTCTCCATCAACAAGCCCACCCTGTTTGGTGGTGACGAGCGTGAAGGCGGCGTGGTGGGCACCATCGATGTGCTGTCGGGCCATGCTGGTCAGGGGCGGACTATCTGATGAGTCGCCTTGGGCCAGCCATTCCGGCATTCCGATGTGTGCTGTCCTTGGTGGCGCGCAAGATCCTGTTTGCGGCCAACAACCCGTACATCAAACCTTGGGCTGTGCGGGTGCGTCGCTTCAATGCCGGTTGGCATGACCATGCCCGGATGGGGGATTCCGAAGTCCGCATCTGGGATGAGGACGAAGGACAGGAGATCAGCGTCGGCATGAACCCGGCGCACATCCTGGTTCAGTGCCTCACCGATCCGCACTGGGGCATGGGCTATCCGCAGAGCACCATCGGCTGGAGTTTCTGGAATGCGGCATGGGCTTTGTCGAGTGAGGGCTTCGGCCTCAATTTGATCTGGACGCGCCAGCAGCCCATCGAGAGCTTCATCGGCCAGGTCATCGACCACATTGGCGGCATCCTCTACACCGACCCTGAGCAAGGCACGTTTGAGCTGAAACTGCTGCGCGACGACTACTGGATCGACAGCCTGCCGCAGTTGGGCCCTGACGAAATCGTGCGGCTGGAACGCTTTGAACGCGCCCAGTGGGGCGAGCTGCCCAACGAGCTGACCGTCGTTTACACCGACTGGCAAACGGGCGGTGATGCCACCGTCACGGTTGAGAACCTTGCCGCCATCCAGTTGCAAGGCGGCGTGATCAATCAACGCCGCGACTACCCGGGCGTCAACTACGGTCCACTCGCTGCCCGACTGGCCTTGCGTGACCTGCGCGCCTTGGGTTCGCCCCTGGCCCGGATGAGTCTGACCGTGGCACGCGACACGCTGGAGCGTGCGCCGCTGCCAGGTGATGTGTTCCTGCTGAACTGGCCGCGTTTGGGTGTAGAACAGATGGTGGTGCGCGTCACCGGCATCGACACCGGCACCTTGGGCGCGGCCGAGTGGCGCATCGAAGCGATGGAAGATGTGTTCGGGATGAGCAACACCGTGTTGTCGCCCCCGCCACCGCACGTCGAAGATCCGACCATCGAACCTTTGCCACCCGCCTTGGTACTGGCCGTCGAAGTGCCGTATTGGGAACTTGCCCGGCGCTTGTCGCGCGCAGATCTGGCCTACCTGACCGACACGGACACCTATCTCGGTGCGTTGGCCGCAGCCGGTGGCATCGGGCAGTTGAATTGGCAACTGGCCACCGGCACGTCCGGCGGCGACCTCGCAGCTGTCGTGGGCGAAGACTACGCACCACTGCTGACGCTCGATGCAGCCTTGCCTGCCAGCGAGGTCGATGCCATCGGTATGCCAGTGACGGCTATCAGCCAGCCAGAAAGACTGGCCGTGGGCGACTACGCCTACCTGCTGGATGCCAGTGGGGTGATTGCAGAGGCCGTTGCCGTCCTGGCCTTCGACGCCGCCAATGCGACCATCGATCTCACGCGCGGCGTACTCGACACCACACCCCAAGGACATGCCTCGGGGACTCGGTTGATCGGTGTTGGTGAATGGCTGGCATCGGAAGGTGCCGAACGCGCCCCGGGCGAGTCGGTGTTCGTGGGCGCGATTCCTCGCACATCGACCGATCATGGCGATCCTGCGCTGGCCGCCAATGGGCAGCCGATGGTGCTGACCGGTCGGCAGGCTTTGCCGTATCCACCAGGTCGTATCCGCCTCAATGGCCAGACCGAGCCTGGCGTTGTGGCCGGTGATCTCACCGTCGCGTGGGCCCATCGCGACCGCACGCAGCAGACCGCCTACCTCGTGCAGCAAGACGAGGGCGACATCGGGCCGGAACTGGGTGTGACCTACACGGTGCACATCCGCAATCGCAACAACGTGCTGGTTCGTACTGAGACGGGGCTGCTTGGCACCACTTACATCTGGACCGTAGCCGTGGCCGCGCTGGATGCCGGTGCGCTGGGCGACCGCATTACGGTCGAGATCAGTGCCGAGCGCGATGGTTTGAGTAGCTGGCAGCCGCAGGTGCGAGTCATGGATCGCGCGGGCTACGGCCTGCGTTGGGGACAGTATTGGGGAGGTGTGTGATGGAGCCGCGCATTGATGTTCATCTGCTCTCCCTGAACGAGCCTGCCGAATGGCGGGAGGCCTGCATCGCCAGTCTTGAAGGTGCGCCGATCCAGTTGCACGTTCTGCCCGGCATTCCAGGCCGTATCGGTGAGGCACGCGCGTCAGGCTATGCGCAAGGCACGTTGCCGCTGGTGTCCTTTGTCGATCCCGATGATCTGTATGAAGCCAGCGCTTTTGCGCAGTTGGCCGATGCGCTGAATGCCTGCCCACAGGCAGTGATGGCCTACACCGACGAAGCGCTGGCCGACGAGGCTGGCCGCGACATCGCCGTGCGGCGTCTGGCCTACAGCCGCTGGCAGCACGCCAACAGTGCCAGCCACGTTCACGGCCTGATCGTGATGCGGCGTGCCGCCGTGGAATCTGTGATCAAGGAAACCACGGACATCCACAACTTTGCCGACTGGCTGCTGACCCTGCTCGTAGCCAAGCGGGGCGGCGTGCTGTACCTACCCATCGTTGGTAGGCACTGGCGACAGCACCCGCAGCAAAGTCACCGTACTGGCGATCCGGACGCTGTCCGGCGCATTCGTCACGCATCGAATCTCTGGAGATAAACCATGTCATCAACCGACCCAAACCTGGGACTCAATTACGGCTGGACGCTCGGCGAAAGTGGCTGGGACACCGGCATGGACGCCAACCTCAAGCGCCTCGGCGCGGTGGTCGGCCTGTCCGTGAAAGACCGCGACCTGACCACACCACCGGCCAGCCCGGCCAACGGCGACCGCTACCTTGTTCCCGCAGCCGCCACCGGGGAGTGGGTCGGAAAGACCAATCAGATCGCCGCGCGTATCGCCGACGTCTGGGAATTCCACGTACCCAAGATCGGCTGGCTTTGCTACATCGAGGACGAGGCCAAGCTCTCGGCCTACAAGTCCACCGGCTGGAGCGCTGGCATCGCCATCTGATTTCCCTTCTTCGTTACCAACAGAAACCCGCCCAGATGTTCACGCACTGGGCGGGTTTGTTCGTTCCATCCCTGGAACTCACCCCTTCGGGGCTTACGCGCAAATCCGCTCCCGGCGGATTTGTCGCATTTGGAGACTGCTATGACCGAACCTGAACAACAACAGCCTGCGCTCGTCGAGAACATGCTCCTCTTGCGACGCGAGGACTTCGACGAACTGCTCGACCGCGCCGCTGAACGCGGAGCCGAGCGTGTCCTGACCCACCTTGGCCTGGAAAATGGCCACGCAGCGCGCGACATCCGCGAATTGCGCGACCTGCTGGAAGCCTGGCGCGATGCCCGCCGCACGGCTTGGCAGACCACCGTCAAGGTCATCACCACCGGCATCCTGGCCGCGCTGCTGGTCGGAGCCGCCATCAAGTTGAAACTGATGGGAGGCCCGCAATGATTGAGACCTTGCTTGGTGGCCTCCTCGGCGGGGCCTTCCGTCTCGCGCCTGAAATCCTCAAATGGCTCGACCGCAAAGGCGAGCGCGGCCACGAACTAGCGATGCAGGACAAGGCGCTGGAATTCGAAAAGCTGCGTGGCGCGCAACGGATGTCAGAGATCGGCGCAGGTGCCGATGCGGCGTGGAATGTCGGAGCCATCGAAACCCTGCGCGAAGCCGTGCGCACGCAGGGCGAGAAAACCGGCGTGCGCTGGGCCGATGCCTTGTCTTGCAGCGTGCGCCCCGTGATCACCTACTGGTTCATGGCCCTGTACTGCGCCGCCAAGACGGCAGCATTTGCGGCGGCTGTAACGGCTGGCGCCGGCTGGGGCACGGCCATCCTGCATGCCTGGACGGAAGCCGATCAGGCGCTGTGGGCCGGGGTGCTCAACTTCTGGTTCCTCGGGCGCGTGTTTGACCGGGTGCGGCCGTGATCGAGGCACCCAAAGCGGCCATCGAGCTGGCCAAGCGCTTTGAGGGCTTCCATCGCGTGCCAAAGACCGATCCCAGCCGCGCGCATCCGTACATCTGCCCGGCGGGGTATTGGACGATTGGCTACGGACATCTGTGTGATCCGAAGCACCCGCCGATCACCGAGGCTGAAGCCGAGGTCTATCTGGCGCACGACCTGCAAACGGCTCTGGCAGCAACGCTGCGCTACTGCCCGGTGTTGGCCACAGAGCCTGAGGGGCGACTCTCGGCCATCGTGGACTTCACCTTCAACCTTGGCGCAGGGCGGCTGCAGACGTCGACGTTGCGGAGAAGGATCAACCAGCGGGACTGGCCCGCTGCTGGGCAGGAATTGCGCCGCTGGGTCTATGGCGGCGGCAAGGTACTTCCCGGCTTGGTCGCGCGCCGCGAGGCTGAAGCGCATCTTCTGTCTGCCTGACTCGCCTCTATCCTTACGCCCAAACCTCATCCAAATTCTTCGCCGCCAGCAGCTTCTCCCGCAGCGCGTAGCGGGACGACTGCATATTGACCTCGCTGTTCTCCGGGCGCGGGATCGGGACAATCGCGGTCGCGGGCCCTTTGAACTTGATCATGTACTTCCCGGTGTCGTTGTAAGGAAGGATGGCCTCGACCTCGGCAATGTGGGTGATCGCTGCGACGGGCGCGACCTGATAGGCAGCGATGAACTTCAGCTTCGAGATGTGCTTCGCATTGATGCGGACGGCAAACCAGCAGTTTTCGTTCAGAAAACGCTGCTTGAATCCTTCCTCACGTGCGGGGACGACGATGGTGTCGAACTTGTCGTTCTCCGAACCAACAGGCTGCACCTGATCGTTCGGGTCTTCCTGCTTAGGCGGGGTGAAAGCGTTGATGCCGAGCATCGGCAGGATCAGCAACATATCAGCCAGGAATGCCTGGGCCGTGGCTTTCGCAGCGGGGGCCATCGTCGGAGCCGTGGGGTTGTTCTTGTTCAGCAAAATGGCACGGTCGTGCTTCTTGGCCAGCGCAACCAGTGCTGACTCCAGGTACTGAACCTCGGTCTTGCCGATCTTGTGGTTGCGGTCGAAGAAATAGACGCCCCACACCCAACCTTCCTTGTTCGAGACGTGGTTCTTCAGCCGGTCACCAACGGGGTCGGCCTCGCCGATGTAGATCGTCTCTTCGGCTGCATTGCCGACGAGTATGTAGATACCGGCCTGCGAGAAGCCCGGCTCCTGCTTCAACAGGTGGAAAAGCTCTTTGTTGAAGACGACGCCATACCCTGACCAGTTCGACTTGTCGAGGTGACGAATGCCCTCGGGGTCTCCGGATGTTGCGAAAAGAGTAATAGAAAATGGCTGCATTGATTAACCCCAGGCTGCGCTCATCAGGGTGGCGAGATCGCGCCGCGACAAGACTTCTGTGAACTCACGCCAATCCTTGTCCGGTGGCATCATCGTGCCGGTGTAGCGCAGGTCAAAGCCCGTCGCGGTTTTCTGCGCGTTGATGTACTCGTCCAGCCGCTCACCCAGTGTTTCGATGTCCTCGATCCACTCGTCCTTGATGGTGTCCGGCAGTGAACCGAAAAGGTCGTAGCGGTTCTTCATGCGCTCGGACAGGCGCTCGTAGATCTTTTCGTCCACGGTCTGCTCGAACACAAGGTTCAGCATATCCACGGTTTCACGCCGCTGTCCGAAGCGTTTGATGCGGCCAATCCGCTGTTCGAGGCGCGTCGGGTTCCACGGCAAATCGACGTTGATCAGCGTGCCCAACGTTTGCAGGTTCAAGCCTTCGCAGGCGGCATCGGTCGCCACCATGACGCGAATCTGGTGCTCGGCGACCATCCGCTTTAGGATTTCACGCTCGACACTCACGCTGTCGCCACGCTGGTACAGACGGCTCCGACCTGCACCCGCATAAAGGCCGACAGCTTCGTCCGGGTAGCGAGCCGCCAGCGAGTCCGCCAGCCACTTTGCTGTGTCGTAGTACTGACTAAAGATAATGACGCCCAATTCCAGCCATTTCTCCTTGTCGAGAAAGTGGACGACGGCCTCCATCTTCGGATCGGCTTCCAACCGCTCGAGTCGGGTAATCAGGCGTTGCAGAACTTCGCGTTCCTCACCCGTCTCGACTTTGAGATCAACTTCCTGCTCTTCGTCTTCCTCGTGCTCTGCATCGCCTTGCAGCAAGCGCCGAGCCGTCGCTAAGCCCGCGTGGACGCTGGAGCAGATGCGCTGCTCCATGAGGTTCTTCATGAAACCGCTGCCTTTACCGCGTTTGGCCAGTGCTTTGCCGAAAGCGCGGGCTTCGCCATAGGCCTGCCGGAAATCTTCCGACGTGCGCAGCGCCTTGCCCTCGAACAAGGCATCGAAAGCGCGCTGCTCCGATGCTTGTTCTCGTTCCGGATGCACGTCTACGCCGACGCGAGCCAGCAGCCCCGCATCTTCAAGCTGCTGGCGTTTGCGCAGCACGACATGACGTACCAGCGGGTTTTCGCGCTGGAACAGCGTGGCACCTGATATGCGGCGCTCCAGCTCCTCTTCCAGAATCTCCCGCGTTTCTTCCGTCAGATCGGCCAGCGAACGGTTGGTTTGCCACTCCCCGTTCTGCAATCCCAAGTCTTGCCGGATAACGGAGAACAAACGTCGGGCGCGAGGCTCACTGGTTGATTCCATGCGCGGAAGTGGCGACCGCAACAGTTCCCACGCATGGGTCAGCGATTCCACTTCCACGCGGCCCGAGAGAATGTCGAGCACTTCGTCGGGTCGGTGCCACGGCGCTAGGTCGTGGCCAAGCACGAAGCGGCCTGGGCCTTGGTGCAGGATGCCCAGCAAGTCCCATAGATCAGCAGGGTTGGTCTGGATCGGCGTAGCCGTGCCCAGCAGCACGTGATCGGCCCGGGCGGCAATCTCACGCATGAAGGCCAGCAGCTCGTTCGGTGTTCCAGCTTCCTTGCCGAAACCCTGGCGAGTTCTGGCTTTGTGCGCTTCGTCGAGAATCACGACGCCGAAGCGCATACCGAGTAGGTGCTGCTTCTCCAGCGAGTCGCGCATCATCAAGCCGGTGGAGACAATGCCGATGCGCAACGGGCAATGGGCAATCTGCTCACGCCCAGCAGGCGACAGCACTCGCTCGTCAGCATCCAGCCATACTTTGCCAACGGAATCCCAACGTGCGGTCGGGATGCCCAGCTTGTCCAGCAGCTCTGTCTGCCATTGTTCGGTCAGCGTGGCCGGGGCAAATATGACAACCGGGCGGCGTGGCCCATTGTCTTTGTCGGATAACAGGCAGAGCGTCAGTGCGGCCGTCGCCAGCGACAGCGTTTTGCCCAGTCCTACTTCGTCGGCCAACAGCAGGCGCACCGTACCGTGTAGCCGCTGATGGCGCAGACATTCGGTCAGAAACCCTTGCTGCCACGGCTGTAACTGCTGGCCTTCTCGGTAGAGAGGCGACTCAATCAGCGCCGCAGGGGCAAGGTTTTCGTCATCGTCGATTTCGACGAACTCGATCTCTCGCCGATAGCCGCGCCGATGTACCTCGCGGATCACTGCCTGAGGCAATGGTTTTGCTGCGTTCCAGAGAAAGTCGAATTCTTCCTCGATCCACGCCACACCCTCCGGGGATTCGTCCTCCCACAGGATTTCGTAGTGGCGCTGCCAGCCGCTGCGCGTCTCGTTCATCGACCCAATGAAGCCCAGCCTGCGGCCATCCGCCAAGGTAATCACGCCGGCCTTGCCGTGAACAAAGCCGCAGATGTCATCCGGCGCGATTCGCACCGCCTGCCCATGCTTGGCGAGGAAGGCGTCCAGCCGACGATAGCGTTCACGGTTCAGTAGTGCCTCGGCCTCCAGGGCGCGCTCGTTCCAGCGACCCAGCATCTTGCTCTCGCGCAGTTGCGCCACTTTCAGGTCGTCTGGGTGGATGTCCACATTGCAGACGATCTTGACCTCGGGGATGTGCTCTAGTGCCTCGCCAGCCACTTCGAACAACGAGCTGGTGAAGTAGCCTGCAATGCGCTTGTAGCTCTGCGCACCGGCCAGATGCTGCATCAGGAAGCTGGCATCCAGCCGATGGGTACGTGAAGAAAAGCGCCGAATGCTCATGCCTCAAAGCCTCAGTCGCCGAAGCGCAGATTCTTGAGACGCGCGCCCAGAACCTCGGCGGCAGAGCGCACCTCAGATTCTGGCGCTTTGCGCTCGATGAAAGCCAGCATGTCCACCAGCAGGGAGCGGACTTCCAGGAAGTCCGCCATCTCGGCTCGCAGTTGCTCGACGATGACCTGCGCTTCGGTGTCCTTGAGCAGCTGCTGCAGGGCAATGATGAGCTGACCCAGCCGCGTCACGCCGATCTCGGTGGCTTCTGTCAGATCACGCGAAGCGTATTCGCTGACGCGCTTGAGGCGTGCGTTGTTGGGCCGCATGTCGCCCATCACGCGGCTGTAGTCCGTTACGCGGAAGGCCTTGGCGAAGTTCTGGTAATTGTCCAGCTTGGCCGCGCCAGCGGTTTCCATGTCCATCATCCGCAGTACAAAGCGTTCGATGCCAGTGAGGCGCCCCCAGGCATCCGAAGTGAGCCCCTCTGGCACCAGCAGGCTGGATGCGGTTTCCGCCGCCTGCTGGACAATTTCGTCCACCACGGTCACTTCACCACGTGCACGCGGGCGCAGAGCGAAGGTGGTGACGTCTTCATCGCCGATGCGTGTGTAGGCGGTGAGCACCTTGAGCGCTGCTGCATACCCAGCCATCTGCAAGTCGGAGTCGCCCCACACCGGTTCACCGTGGTGAGTGGCCACGGTGTCGTTCAGGTGCATCATGGTTTCGATCTGGCGCGCCACCTCTTGCCGCACGCCGGGCAGCAGACGCTGTTTGAAGCCAGTGCGCTCGCCTGCCGCACGCTTCTTGAGCATCAAAATGACGGTGCCTTGGACAAAGCTCCCCTTCTTGATAGCTGCATTGGTTTCCGTTGCGATGTACCAAGCCGCCACAACTTGCAGACCTGCAGCCCAGAAGATGCCGATCAGGTCGCCCCAGACGGCGGTGTCCTGATGCGTAAACATCACGCACTGCATACCGTTGTCAGGCATGTGATCGGCCATTGCTTTGTAGGCGGCAGCCATGCCACGCCGAAACTCGTCGTCTGACCCCTTGATCGCCAACGCGCGGCGCGAATCCCACACCCAGTCATCGAAAGGTTTGGGTGGGTTCTTACGCAGCCAGGCGATGAAGTATTCGGTGATCTCGTGGTAGTTCACCGCGTCGGCGTATGGTGGATCGGTGATCCAAATATCGGCGTCGTCTTCAAGCTTGGTCGCATCACGGCACTTGATCGACCGGCGAGTCTCTGGAAGCGGACTGTTGGCAAAGCCGAACGATCGGCCTGCTTCGTGGCTGAAAAAGCAACGGATGCCGTAGTTGTAAAACGTATTCAGCGCTTGGTTGTAAAAGACGTTATTGGTCTTCTCCCAATGATTCATCCAGTTGGCGATCCGGGAGTTCCAGTCCAGCGATTTGGCGTTGAAAACGTAGTCTTCCGGCGTGCGGTGCTGGAAGTAGCGTGATATCAAGAGGAGCTGGCGGGCATTGAACAGGTGGTGCCAGTGTGTCCAGCCGCGCGTACGGATCAGTTCATCGGTTTTGTCGCCAGGCTCAATCGCCATATCCGGTATCAAGCCTTCGTCCTGCCAGCGGCTCAGGTTCTCGGTGACGAGTGTTTCAACGCGGCGCTCACATTCCCAATCGGCGTCGGTCGGGGCGGCAAACCAGGTTTCCTGCCGGGACTTGGTGAGCGAGTCCTTGGCGATCCAGTGAATGGCGTAGAGCCGCTCCTGAAAAATATCATCAGGGCTCGGCTTGAAATCGTTCTTCTCCCAACGACGCAGGCGATTGCCCGTGCTGCCATCGGCGTTTCGATAGTCGCCGCGCAGCGTCTTGATGGGCGTGCGATAGGTCTTTCCGTCCAGCGTGTAGACCATGTCGCCGTCCTGAACCGTGCCCTGATCGGCAGCCGCAGCTTCCTTGTCCGAAACGCCACTGACAATTTCGATATCGAATCGCTTGTTGCGGTGATCCGGTTTCAGGCGAGCGATGATGTTCCGGCCCTTGGATATCACCCAAGAGGGGGACAGTGGAACCATCCATCCCGTTTCCGGACAACGGGCTTCTACGCAATAAAGATATGACTTGGCGCGATTGCCTTGCTTGTCGTGCTCGACGCCCAGCTTCGTGATCTCCGCATCCACCGACTTGGCAACACGTTCCTGTGTCTTCTCGATTTCTGAGCGCCGCTCCGGGCTTGAACCGATGATGTTCAATGCACCCCAAGTCAGCATGCACGCGATGGGATTGAGGTCAGAGGCATAGACATCGCAGCCGATGCGTGCAGCCTCGAACGGAATCGAGCCACCGCCACTAAAAGTGTCGCCCACACGAGCACGGTGGCCGTAACGCAAGACACCCAGCTGTTCCACCAACTCGGGCAAGGACTGCACGCTCACACCCAGATGAGCGTAGTGATGGTTGACCTCCGCCCACACCGGGGCTAAGAGCCAGTCTTGATCCAGTTCTTCCGGGCGTTTGCTGATGCTGGCTTTTTCTTCGTAACCGGACAGGGTGGCCAGTGCTTGGCGGTACAGCACCAGCTTGTCGTCATCGGTGACGTCGCGTCGCCAACCGCGTCCGCCAAAGTAGCGTTCCGGGTCCGAGATAGAGATCATCTCCTGGAGCTTGGAAACTGAGAACGCGTTGGCAGCCAGTGCCCGTCGGGCCAATCCTTCATCGTCGAAGGCCATAAGCTTTTCGAAGATGGCGAGATCTGCTTCCGCGTCGTCAGTGGGTGGCAACAGGCTGCCAAGCACGATGGCGCGCACCAAGATCAGTGGCTTTCGCCCCTTCCAGTAGGAGCCGAGCCCGGTCAGGGTTTGGCCAAGATTTGCCTTCCGCTCCTTTTGTGCCTCGAACGACACCTTCTGGGCGGGGAAAACCGTTTCGATCAGCGCGGGCGCATCTTTGAGTGCCAATGGCGTGAGGGTTGTTGTTTTTTGCATTCCCTGATGAATCCTCAATGGGCCGAAGCCACGTCAGGTGACAGCCAGCCGTGGGAGCGCAGCCGCTCTTCGGCAATGGCAAGCTGGCGTGGGGTGAACTGCTGCTTGCGTGCGTTCCAGCTGTAGACCTGACGTTCTACGCTCTCGTGCTGTGTGGCACCCTCGCGGCTCATCACCCAATGCACTGTGGCCAGGAGTTCTAGTCCGTAAGGCGACTCGAAGCCCTCGACCAGCTTGGTTACGCGCTCGAAACGGGCGCGGCTGATGTCGTGTTGATCCAGATAATCCTTGGCGTCTTCCACCGCACCGGGCACCAGCGTTAGTGGCTTGTCCGGCGCATCGCCGCCGTCGGCATAGCCAGCGATCAAATGGCCTTCCACCGCCTTCAGCACATGGCGCAGGTTCTCGGCATATGGGCCGTAGTGATGCTTGACGTATTGGAGGCGAAGCGGCTCGCCTGCTTCCTGCATGAAGTACATCAGCTTGTGGACTTCCAGCAGGGTGACAAAGGGGTCAAGCAGGCCGCCAAGATAGCGCTGCATCAGTTCCACCAAGGCGGCGCGACCCGCCGTCATCTTGGGTACCTCGCGCACGTGTGCCATCTTGTCGTTGGCAGGGGCTCCCTTGGGCTCAAACACCAGCACGCGTACTTCGGCAAGCTCTGCCAGTGCGCGCTCGATGCGTGGTCGCACCTCGTTCCAGTCCAGCCCGCCCAGGCCTGCGCCCAGCGGCGGTATGGCGATGGAGCGAATGCCCTTGTCGCGGATGACATTGACTAGATCGACAAGGCCCGCATCGATGTCTTCAATACGGCTCTTGCCGCGCCAGTGGCGCTTGGTCGGGAAGTTGATGATGAAGCGCGGCAATGTGAGCTGCCCCGTCTCAAAAACGAACATGCGACCAGGCTGCACGGCTTCGCGTTTGCAGGCGGCCTCGTAAGCCTTGAAGTTTTCGGGGTAGACGTTCTTGAACTGCAAGGCGATGCCGCGCCCCATCACACCAACGCAATTGACGGTGTTGACCAGTGCGTCGGCCTCACACTGGAGGATGTCGCCCGAGGTGTACTCGATCATGGCTGTGCTCCTCTCATTCAGTAATACCAGTCCGGGCGCACTTCGACCGGAGGCCGGTGTCCGTGCGCCGGAAGGGCGTTGACGACTTGTCGATAGACCAAGGCCGACTGCACGCCGATGCGTTCGATCAGGTGCCACGGAAAATGTTGCTCCAACAGGAACTCGGCTTGTTTGCCTTCTTTCAGGCCGCCACTCCAGTTGTTCGCCTGCACCGCCGCCCAGTTGATTTCACCAAGACGCTCCAAGTCATTGCGGTCTTCAAAAAAATACGATCCGGCGTTTGATAGCGTGAACGCCCAGCGAGCGCGTTGCGCGTTGGCCCAAGCCACAACTGCGCCCAAATCCGCTTGCAAGTGGATGATGGACGCTTGCCCACCTTGGTAAGCCAGTTCTGCGTTGCGTCGGTGGATCAAGTAAAGCATCACGGATCGCGGGCAGAAGTAAAACGGCACGCAGGCACCGACGAACAAGCCGGGATGACTTGCAAGCTGAAGCTCAGTCAAACGACGCTGCTTGATGTGGTTCATCCCAATCATCGTTCCGCCCAGCGCTTGCGCTTGCACCATTGCGTCCGACAAGAGGCCACCTGTTGCCACGATGGAGGGCAGACGATCTACGTGGGCAATGTGGTAGATCTTCGGCTGCGGGGGCACGGCGTTCATAGCGCTTCGTCTCCGAACAGCCCTAATGAGCCCTGAGCAACTTCCTGTTCCGGCTTGCCGCGTCGGGCACGAGGAG